ATCACGTTGCAAAGATAGGAAGGGCGTGCGAGTGAGTGGAGGTTGTCTGCAATTAGGCAAGGTAATAAGGGGTTTCTGATAATTGGCAATGATTATGCATAGAAAAGTATTTGTAAAAATAGTAGGCTTCTAATGTTTTTGCAGAGTATAGAATAGCTATAGAAAAAGTAACCCCCGCAAATAAAGGTATTATTTGCAGGGGTTGACTCCTATGGCTATATGGTGTATCTTAAACAGCAACATGTCTGTGTGCTGTTATTGGTAACTCTTGTCTTTCATGCTTGACAGCGTTTTTCCCATTTTCAATAATATATTCATTGATGGCATTACCGACATAAGCAGCCAGTCTTACGGGAACGGCATTGCCGACCATCTGTTCGATAGAAGTCTTATTCCCTGCCCAGTGATAATCCGAAGGAAAAGTCTGTATTTCTGCCCGTTCCATTGTTGTAAGTGGGCGGACCCCATTAAGCGTCTTGACGGGGTCGTTATGATGAATCTTATAACCTGAAGGCATTGGACGATTTACCCCTCTTACGGTCGGTGACGGCTCATCTACACTGAATACTCCACGACGGGCATAGCTGCGAGGATGACGATAATAAGCGTTTATACCGAGTGAGTCTCCAAAATAGTCACGCATAGTCATTTCCTTGTCTGCAAGGTGACGTATGAAGTATTCATCTAAAAAGCCATCGCCTGTTCCGAGCCGTCCTACCATAAAGAAACGCTTGCGTCGTTGAGGAACACCACACAGGGCTGCATTAAGTATTTGATAAGACAATCCATAACCTGCTTCATGGAAAATTTGCATAGCATCAAAGACCTTACTGTACTTCATGATGTTGGAGACGTTTTCCATAACGAACCACTCTGGTCGTACACCTGCAACAATCTCTGCAAAGCGCACAGTCAATATAGCGCGTCCACCATCTTCATTACGCCCACCAGCCGAACTATAGTCTTGACATGGTGGACCACCTACAATCATCTCTGGTGCATACTGTACAATGCTCGATGATGCATTGGTAACATCCATTAAGTCGGCTTTATGAATAGGATGGGAAAAATTGAGACGATAGACATCTGTGGCTGCATCCCAATTATCATAGGCTGCAACAATGTCGTATCCAGCTTGCTGGAATCCAAGACTCAGACCTCCACAACCACAAAATAAATCAACTACTCTCATCTGTTATTCTTCAAATAAATCAGGACTGTTTACTAACACTGCATCAAACCTCCTTTCAGGACTTAATAAGTTCTGCCCCCCTCCAAGGATAATATTCTTAATTTCTTTCTTTTGTATTCTGGGGTGACGTTGTTCTTCTGATTTCAAAAAACGATAGGAACGGTTGCCAGGAATAGAGAAGGCTTTGTCGTTGGCAAGTCGATAGGATTGTAAGCGAACAATACGTCTATAGTCAAACCGACCATGAGTAACATATTCTAATAACATGCGGAATATCCATACAATAGTACGATCGAAACGATCAATCTTCGTAATAGGCTCATCCTTAATGCACATCTGAATTACAGCAAGATTCGACCACACGAATACATCCATACAATCATCTTTTAGCCGCATCTTCTTGCCATCCGTCTTCCATATAGGCTGAATGACAAGCGGCTTCTGTTTGCTTGACAGGTCAGAACAAATATCAAGAATACTTTGCTTAATATCCTCGAAATGTGGTAGCACCTCATCTGCCTCTGCCCAATTATTAATCATAGGAACACGATTGAGGAACTTACGAAGTTTTTCTCTCTTGTTAACTGTGTCATAGGCAGAACAGATACTACAAGCGATGTTCCAAATTGTCGGTGGACGTACTACAATCTCGCAACTATAATCCTCTTCTCCTTTCCCCGCAGTAGTATTGTCGGGCATAGCTGTGAGCTTAACTTCAAATCCTGAAAGAACTTCTTTGGAAGCATTGTTCATCATCACGAGATCCATTTTCTCACGCGGTCCCGTATAGAGTGTTGAATAAAAAGGAAACTCAGCTTCATAATTATAATAAGCACTGTCCGAAAGTGGATCTATGCAAAAGAGCTTATCAGCTGCTATATATCCATGTTTTACATTGCAGTTGCGATCTATATTCAGATAGACGGGCATAATATTCTGAGAATACATATAGGCTATGAGAGAGGCAGGGAACGAACTATTAAACATATTTTTCCCCAACTCCGCTTCTGCGTGTAATCACGGCTGGAATGTTTCTGCCCAAATAAAGAGGGAAGTTGCTTTGTCATACGTTTCTTTTTTAGGGCAAATTTAACAATTTTATTTCATACTCGTAAATTTTTCCATTGAAGTTTTAAATATTGAATTGGTTATGACAAATCTATGGATTACCTTTTTCTCTCACTTATTCATCCTGAACTTGTCCTATGACTCAACCATTATCGCCATTAAGCGAGGCGTGTGTTCTATTCGTGGAAGATACTATTTTTACTCTTCTTGCTGACACGATAATACGAAAAGGTGTCGAAATAATTTCAACACCTTTGAGAGTTATTCCTATTGAATTAAGGAACTTATTACATCACTAGCTGTACTAGTCAAACCAATCCAACTTCCTAAAAATTTAAGGCTCACTAATAAACATGGGTTGGAACCAAATGCACAGAGTGTTACAAAACACCCAATAATTGCTGCTATTAGCGTCATCACCTTTCTTAATAAATGATTCTACATCTTTTTTTATATTATTTACCTTTCTTCGACATTGAAGAGAAGGGGTTGCATAAGGTGCGAAACTTTACTCTCCCTCACAGATGAAGTACCATAAGCGCAAACTGTTTCACTTCTTTGTTCGGAATGGTGAAAGGTGGTTCCAACTTGCTTAATCACATTTCTTCTTATGCTGTTTATTTTAAATTAAGTAATAGCTTTATTCTTTTGTGTTCTGTTTGCAAAGATACAACTTTTTATGCTTTCAGACATAGTATTATAAAACAAAAACGAGGGACCGCCCGTAGGCAAGCCCTCTTTTGTTCTTTTGGTAAAGGTGCAGTCTAATGTGCATCTGTTTTCTGGCGCAAAGGTAGTACTATTTTTAGATACTCCAAAATATTGTCTTCAAAAGTTCTCATGGTTCTCCCAACGCCTCGACAATCATCGCCACTTGTCGTGGGGTGAAGACACGCTGGTGGGGTGTGTAGCCGATTGCAGAAAGCTGTTCGGACAAGCCGGGATAGAGGTTTATCCACAAGCTGAGCTTCTGCCACGCTGCACCTGGCGAGAGATGCGGATTATAAGCCATAGCCAGCTCAGTGCGCCCATAAGCACGGAGTCGGAAAGCCCCCTTAGGTTCCTCTTTAGGAGGGACTGTACGATAGTTGTGGTTGAGTCGTTCTTTGTTCATATATGTTTGATTTATAATATTGTCAGTATAATTAGTTCCTTAACTCTTCTACTATTACTTGGGATTTGCAACTAAACTTGCTTTTCTTCTTTTATTCTATCATTCGTTTTTTATTATCTATTTTATATGTGTCTATATGTGAGTCTGTATCTTTCAAACTATTACTCTATCGTTTTCAGTGCGTAAACTTATCACTTTTCAGTCGTAAGTGGGTCACTTATGGTTGATAAGTAAACAAGTGAATAAGTTAATTGTAGTGATAACTTGTTTACTTGTCAACTCGTCCATATCGTACTCAAGATCGTTGTCAGTGCGCTGTTTTGTTGTGGCTGGCTTCTGTGTGCGGTTTCTCTCTACGTTTGAAGGAGCACCAGCGTTAGGAATGTGTACCTTGCGATTCTCAACAAACACAGAGTCGTCAACACTCTTAGAAGCAAATGAATTGTCAGGATAGAAGTTCTCAACAATGTCTGACTGCCAGATTTCTTTGTTTAATGCCATAGTTTCTTATCTTTTAAATTTGTATTGTATTTCTTACTCGCGATAGTCTACACCGAACTTCTCCTTGAACTTGGCTGCAAAAAGGTCCTTATTCTGACTCTTCAAGTCGCCAAGACGTCCAGCCTTGTCAAGTTCGTCCCAAGTCTTATTGGTGAAACTGTCGCTACCAGTACCATCTGGATTGATGTACGAAGCAGCACGAGGCTTAGGCATCTGCTTGATGCTGCTCAAGAGTTCTTCTGTAGTAGTACGGTCTGCAGCCATAAGCTTAACATAGTGTGCCTTCTGTTCTGCGGTAATACGACCTTCGCTAATCGCCTGATTAATGATAGCCTCCTGTTCCTTTGCTTCAGATAACTGAAGTTGCTGTTTGTACTCAGCATTGGCTGTTTCAAGAGCATCTACCTTGGTTGCCTTGTTTGCCAACTCTCTGACTTTGTTCACAAATGCAGCCTCATCATTGATATTGCTAAATGATGGGATGCTCTTTAATTGGTCTATTAATGCCATGTTTTGATAGTTTTTTGGTTGATTAGTCAACCTGTTATTGAAATATTGATATATCTCTTCATGAGTTTTAGGTGCTGGTTCACCATCATCCTGCATATCGTACACTCCATCTGCAAGTTTAATCTCAACTGCTTCTTGTGCACTTATCCAGTGGTCAACCTCGTCAAAAAACTTTGCTAACACATCTTCTGTGCTCATTCCACAGCGTGCAGCAATCATACCTGCAAGGTTACGTTCCAGTTCCTCCATTACAGTAGCCATTCTACGCAGATCTGAAGCATTGCCACACGTACCTCCACTTACGCTATGAAGCATGAGCTTAGCGTACGGACTCATATAGAGTGGCTTGCCACAGAGAGCAATAATAGCAGCAATACTGGCAGCAACACCATCAACATATATATTAATGTCTGCCGTGGATGTGCGAAGAGCATTGTAAATGGCTATTCCGCTAAAAACATCACCACCATTGCTATTGATGCGTACATCAATCTTGTCATACTGACTTTGCAAGGCAAGTAGCTCACTGACTACTCGTCCACTGTCCACAGGCTGACCATTACCGACCTCTCCATATAAGAGGATAGCTACGGTTCCATTACCAGGTATAATGTTGAAAAAGTTTGAACTCATTATTTCAATTTTTGATGCAAATATCATGTTTTTTCTGGGAGTGACAAAATCGTAAATTCATAGCGCAAACAGCTGATTTTATGGTGCAAACAGACAGTGCTGTTATAAATAATGGATTTCAAAAAGTCCATAAAATATAAGATATTTGCAAAAGATTTAGACAATATGACAAAGACGAATATAGACAAAAAAGGTATTGCAAAGTCTCTCTACATGGAGGGAAGTTGCACACAAGAGGAGATAGCTGCAAAAGTAGGAACTACAAGGCAAACTGTCTCTCGCTGGGTGCGTGAAGGAGGTTGGGAGGAGTTAAAAGCTTCATTTACGATTACACCTGACCAGATTATAGCACAGTTCCAGAGACAGATTATTGAAATCAACAACAATATTCAAAATCGTGAAGAAGGTAAGAGGTTTGCCACAGCACAGGAGGCCGATGCTCTTGCTAAGCTCGCTGGTGCTGTCAAAAAGTTAGAAAGTGATGTTGGTGTTGCAGACTGCATCAGTGTCGCTATGCGCTTTCTGTCTTGGTTACGTCCTCTTGATATTGATGCAGCTAAGCAGTTTAACAACCTCTTTGATGCGTTCATCAAGGATCAAATGGCAAAGGCGAAATGACACAGGAAGAAAGACTTGCATTAAGGAACTGGGAAGAGTTCCATAAATCATTCACCTCTGATATGCCTGTTGAGAATGGGCTGTCAAGACGTGATATTGAACGCAGACGAAAGGAACTGGAACAAGACCCTATTAAATGGATTCAGTATTTCTTTCCCAAGTATGCTAAATATGAATTTGCACCTTTTCACGTGCGTGCTATCCGTCGTATTATTGAACACGATGAGTTGTACGAAGTACTCTCGTGGAGTCGTGAGCTGGCAAAGTCCACTGTTTCTATGTTTGTCTTGATGTATCTTGCACTCACTGGGCGTAAGAAGTTCATTGTATTAGCATCTGCAACTATAAAGTCAGCAACACTTTTACTTACACCTTTCAGACTTAATTTTGAGAACAACCCACGTATTAAGCAATTTTATGGTATTCAACAGCTTGTGGGACAATGGACGGAAACAGACTTCACATGTCGCTGTGGTGCTAAGTTCGTTGCACTTGGTGCTGGTAGTGCTCCACGTGGTGCAAGAAACGAAGCTGTTCGCCCTGATGTCATCTATCTTGATGACTATGATACTGATGAGGATTGTCGTAACCCTGAAACTCTTAAAAAGAAGTGGGATTGGTTTGAAGGTGCACTCTATCCAACACGTTCTATCTCTGAGCCGACTCTGATACTTTGGTGTGGTAATATCATTGCAAAAGACTGCTGTATTGCACGTGCTGGTGCAATAGCAAAGAACTGGGACATTGTAAACATACGTGACAAGAACGGAAAGTCTACTTGGCCTGTCAAGAACACAGAAGAGCAGATTGATACTGTTCTCGCAGGAATATCTGCAAGAGCCGTACAAGCAGAGTACTTCAACAATCCTGTTTCAGAAGGTAAGATCTTCCGTAATCTTCCTTTTGGGAAAGTCCCTGCTTTGTCTAAATTTAAGTTCCTTATTGGATATGGAGACCCTGCTTATTCTGACAGCAAAAAGAAAGCGTCGTCAACCAAGTCTCTTTGGCTAATTGGCAAGTACAAAGGTGTCTACTACATTATAAAAGGTTTTTTGGCTCACGAGACAAATGCAAATTTCATTGACTGGTACTTTGAGCTTGCCAAGTATGTAGGAGGCAAGGCTACGGTTTATTGGTATATAGAGAACAATAAACTACAAGATCCTTTCTACGAACAGGTGTTCAAGCCACTACTACGTGAGGAGCAGCAGCGACGAAAAACAACTCTTTTTATACGTAGTGATGGACGAAAGAAAGCTGATAAGGCAACACGTATCGAAGCCAACCTTGAACCGATTGACCGAAATTGTCAATGGGTATTCAATGAAGAGGAAAAAGACAACCCTATGATGCAGGAGCTTATCAACCAGTGCAAACTCTTTGAACTTAACTTACCATACCCTGCTGATGGACCTGACTCTCTTGAAGGTGGAATCACAATGTTAGATGAGAAGATGGCAGAGGTTGAACCCACTATAACTATCAGTTTTCATACAATGGATGAGCAAAATCCTTATAAGATGTGATTATGAATAACTTTATCAATATAGAAGACTACGATGCAAGTATTCACCGCGAGATACTTGATGCGCTGCTGCGTAAAGAAAGTCCAACTTATGATCCTCAGATAGTTGAGATATGTGAGGATAGAGCGGTAAGTGAGATGAGGGGGTATCTGAACAAGATTTATGATTGTAACGCCATCTTTTCCGCAAGAGGGGAAGATAGACACCCACTCATTCTTATGTTTGCGCTTGACATCGCTATCTATCATATCTTCACACAGCACAACCCTTATAAGATTGCGAAGATACGCCAGGATAGATATGAGCGTGCTATAGAATGGCTGAAAGGTGTAATGGGAGGAGACGTAACGATTGACGGTGCTCCATTGATGCCTGAAGATGAACTTAAGAACAATAGTCGTTGGCAGATACAAGCTGACGGCTTAAGACCAACATTGCTATGAACAGAAAAAAGAAAAACAGCCCTAAGCAAGGCAAAATAATACAAGGTGGAATGCTCGTTCCTCAAGGAATGAGACAGCCAGACATCGTTCTGCAGATGCCTGATATATTCATGTTTGACATGAATGCGTATATGCAATCTGTTAAGGCTGCAAGGGGAATAGATTTCTCCAATAGGGCACGCTTGTACGATATGTATGACAGTGCTTCTCTTGACCTTCACCTGTCTGGAGTCATTGCAAAACGTATGCGAGGCGTAACGAAGATTCCTATTGAGTTTAGACGGAATGGTGTACCTGATGATGCAATCAACAATCAGATAAAATCACCCTGGTTCAAACAGCTGAGGAAAGACCTTGTAATGTCAGAGTTCTGGGGCTTCACACTCGTACAGTTCTATCTCAATGAGGAAGGTAATATCCGTTATGACCTTATCAATCGCAAGCACTATGACCCTATACATCGTAAGCTGCTCAAGTATCAAGGTTCAATGGATGGCGTGCCTATTGATGACTTCCCTGATATGCTTTTCGTTGGGAGCGAACGTGACCTTGGTATTTATGCAGAACTTCTGCCTGCTGTACTCTATAAGCGTGGTGATATGTCAGACTGGGCACAGTTCTGTAACATCTTTGGTATGCCAATTCGTGAGTACACTTACGATGCTGGAGACGAGGACGCACGCCGTCGTGTCATCGCTGATGCACGCCGACAGGGTGCGAACGCAGCATACATCCATCCAAAAGAAAGCGAACTGAAACTTGTAGAGGCTGGCAACAAAACTGGTTCCAGCGAGCTTTATAGAGCTTTTGCTGAGTACTGGGACTCAAAGATGTCTATACGTGTGCTGGGAAACACGCTCACCACAGACGCTAAGTCAACTGGTACGCAGGCTCTCGGTTCTGTGCACAAGGAGGAAGAGGACGAGATGAACTCTGATGATCGTGATTTCATTCTTGATATTCTCAATTATGATATGCGACCTATTTTCGCCTCACTTGGCTTCAATGTGGAAGGTGGTGAATTTGTCTATGCGAAGAAAGACAAGATTAACCCAGCTCAGCAGATAGACATCGTTCAAAAGCTATCGTCAATGGGTCTTCCGATTGATGACGACTATCTCTATGAAACTTTCTGCGTTGCTAAGCCTGATAACTACAAACAGCTGAAGGAGGAGAAAGAAGCTGCAAAGGCTGCATTCAGAGAGCGACTTGACTTGCAGGTTAATGATGATGACAAAAAGAAGCAAGACAAAAACACTGATAAAACAGCGTTCAAACAGCATTTGAAAAGTTTTTTCGGACTCGCCCCACAACACGACAAAGGGGCGCACTTCTGATTGATACGCTCTATTATGGTGAGCATTGCTCTTGCTCTGGTCATAGTCATTTCCACAACGAAAGCCCAGCTATCTCATTTAATGTTGTGCAGGCTTTTCTACAGAGAATCCATAACAAGCCTGAATTAGCTGAAGGCATTGATCCTGGATTATGGTCGGCTGTCGCTAAAGTTATCAACGAGGCGACTGTGGAGGGACTCTCACAGAGCAGTGCTGCAAGTACACATGATGAGGAGTTTTATCGTGCTCTGCGCCATTCTAATGAGGTCTTTGCTGCGTTCAAAGTACATTCGTTGGCTGGAGAGATTGCGAAGAACCTGCTGGACAGTGATGGTAAACTGAAAGACTTCCGTCAATGGGTAGATGATGTAAAGGGAATCACCTCGCATCACGTCGGTGCGTGGCTTCGTACAGAGTATGACACTGCTGTTATCCGTGCGCACAACGCTGCAGACTGGCGTGAGTTTGAACGTAACAAGGATATCCTGCCTAACCTACGATGGATGCCGACGACTTCACCAAGTCCTGAAGGGAGTCATCGTGAATATTGGACGGCGAAGCTTACTCTGCCTATTGATGATCCTTTCTGGAACAATCATCACCCTGGCGACCGATGGAACTGTAAGTGCTCACTTGAAGCTACTGATGACCCTGTAAATCGTCCTGCAGATATGGATGCTCCTCTGCCACAAAAAGGACTTGAAAACAACCCGGGTAAAGATGGGCATATATTCAACGACACTCATCCGTATTTCCCTGATAAGTGTAGTCAATGTTCTTTTTATAAACCTGGTGTTAAAGGGCGGATTATGACACTCTTCATGAATAGGAAAAAGGATTGTTATAATTGTCCTTATATAGATGTATGTATAGATAGAGAAAAGACAATTCGCTCTGAGCTCAGAACAAGAGCAAAAGAAATAAAGCATGAGGTTTCTAATCTTAAAGATGAGGTGCTACATAATCCTAAATTTCCACATGATGTACATATAACGATGCGTGGAATAAAAGAATGGTTAAATCAGCCACATGAGCACTTTAGAGAGAAGAATGAACTACTTCTTTCTATAAAAGATGTATTTGCTAATGCTCAGTACTTGGGACCTATAGACGACCACAAGAAACATAATGGAGTAGTAATGGGGTATATCTTTAAAACAGAAGTATCAAATGATGCAAGCTGGATCATTGTTCATCAAACACGTTGGGATGAGTATGTCTTGTATAGCATCTCAGATAGTAGTAAACTTAAAGAGATGATAAAAAAGTAAAAGGATCTCTCAAACCCTTCCCTTCGGAACTGCAATCCGACGCGGTATTTGAGAAATCCTCTTATATCTGCTACAAAAATAATGATTTATTCTGATACAACAAACATTTTCGACAAAAAAGTGAAGAAATGGATGCAAAAGAAATAGAAAGGCGTATCTCACGTGTCAAAGATGAGATACAAAAGGAGGTGACGGATAGACTTCCTCAAAAGGTTGGTGTCGTGGCTGCAAACCACTTCAAGCAGAACTTCCGAGATGGTGGCTTCACGGATGGAGGAGTTCACCAATGGAAACGTACGAAGCGACAGGACGGTAATACGACGGATGCAAAATACTCTCCTCTTACCTCTCGACGCAATCATCTTATGCGTTCAATACAGAGTGAGACATCACCAGGGCAAGTTACAATATCCAATCCTGTGCCTTACGCAGCTGTTCACAATGAAGGTGGTACCATCAATACGCATCCAACTATTACAAAGCGTATGCGGCGTATGGCATGGGCTAAGGTGTATGCACTATCAGGTGTGAAAGGTAAAGGGAAACTTCCAAAAGACTTACCTTCTGGAGCTAAGATGTGGAAGGCTCTCGCACTCACGAAAAAGACAAAGCTTAATATCACTGCACGCATTCCACGCCGTCAGTTCATTGGTGATAGCCGTGAGCTGACAGTAAAGATTAACAAGATGCTTGATGAGAGCTTAGAGAAAATAAAAGAACTTGTAAGTAGAACATAAATATGGAACAGACACTCTGCCAACTGATAGACTTTCTTAAAGAGAAAATGCCGTCGCTGTCAGTAATTGACGAAGACTACGGACAACTTGAAAATATAGAGGACGAGGATACTGATATGTATCCGCTAACGTTCCCTGCAGTACTCATAGAAGAAGCGCAGACTGAATGGAGCGATATAGGGCAGCTTGCACAGAAAGGAACTTGTAGGCTTCGCATCCGTCTTATCATAGACTGCTATGATGACACTCACGCAACGAGTGGAACCACACAGGCTGTCAGAGAGCGTAATGAAATGCGACACCAGTTGCACCAGCTACTACAGGGAACCTGTCTTGGCACTGATGCTCCTTTGATACGCAAGTCTTCCAAGTTCTTTACTTGGAAGCACGGAATAAAAGTGTATGAAATGATGTACGAGTGTACAGTGTCAGAAATGGTTAAGGAAACAAGGACGGTTCAGAAACCTTCTTTACGCGTGAAGATGGGCGTGAAGGTGTAACACGAAAGCCTGTAAAGAGCGGTGCTTTCATCTGTTTTCCATCTACCGTCTCACCACGTTTAATCATATCACGAATGATATGTAGTACACGGCTTTCAGACAGATAAAACTCTTCATTGGAAAGTATGCGGATAGTGTCATCGAAACGGAGGCGTCGTTCCTCTGTCCAGTAGAAGTAACGCTCAAATAACCTTCTGTTGCGTGCTTCTATCAGTTTACTATCTCTTCCTTTACTCATATCTGCAAAATTAACAAATAATCATCTTATTTGCAAGTCTTTACACCTTTTTATCTGCTTATTACAAATAAAAACCGCCCAAATGTGTGTTCGTACACACTAATGGACGGTTTTATTCTTAAACAGGAGTTAGTTAATGATTTTATCTTATAACCTACAGAAGCTTGGTTCTACACGTTCCCAAACATTGGTCTTTGGATTCTTCTGATAGAAGTAGTAGTTGATAGCGTTCTTCTGGACTACATTTGCCTCCTTGAAAAGTGTCATAATCTCTGAATACTCACTATCGAACTTATCCTCCAATTCGTACAGCTTAGAGATACTCTTGTAGTCGAGGTCACCAGCCTTATTGCGCTCAAGCAGTGTCATTGCCATCTGATACATTGGGTCGTCCGAACCTTTCTCGCTTTGCTTCATATAACGCTTGAGGTAGTCGATTAGACGCTCTGCTGCAAGGTCTGCACGCTCGTCGAAGCCTTTCACCTTATTACTTGAGATTTCAAGACGGAAATCGCCGTCAGTAATCGTGTAGCTTCGTTGGTTGTTCTTACGAACCTGACCATAATCACGCATCACACTTACGAAGCTCTCAACTTCACCCTGTAACCAGTCGTGGAAGCCACGCACGTCAGTCACGATACGTGTTAAGCGTTGCCACACATCGTGCATCATCTCAGCACGTAGCCCCTCATAGGTCTCACGGCGTTCAATGCGACTCTGCTTTTCTTCGTTCTGTAACTCAGCAAGTAGCTTCGCACGCTCTTCCTTACTTAGATTCTTAATGTTTACCATATTATTCTGTTTTTTGTTTTCGGATGATCATTCTTATTTTTGTATTTAAAGCATTGAGATCATCCACATTCAATGCTCTAAAAGATTTACCTGCTATTCGTGGGTCTTTACAAAAGGCATCCACACGGTTCCAGTCTGTCGTATCTATGCCGTATATCTGCAACTGGTGAAGTACTCCGCTACGTGCCTTGCGTAGGATATCATACTGCTTACGTCTTCGCTCGTCATATCCTGTAATATCTTCCATCTGTCTACACATAGCATCATACTCTTTATCTAACATCTGATGAAGGTGTACTGTTCTGTTTTGTGTAAACTGATAGACCAGCGTTTCCTTGTCTGCACCAGGCATCTTCTTTAGCAGGGTATAAAACCTTGCATAGTTCCCGACTGCTCCCATAGCTTTTCCTCCTTCCAATCTTTATATGCTTTACGACCAGAAGCAACAGCCTCTGTAAGATCATCGCTAAGATCACTTTCACCGAACAATGGTATGCCATGTACGCTCACATATAGCTCACCATTAAATTCCATTACTTGTACGGCTTCACGTGCCTCTGCATCAAGCCGTGCCTGTCGTTTAGTTTCTATACGATCAGCACGCTGTTCGTGCCATACTTGCAATCTGCGTTTGATTTTGTCTAAAAATGTAGTCATATCTTCTATTGCTTTTGAATATAATATATTTGAATAGTCTTTTTATTCCGTTTAATGTGTAACTCTGTCTGACCATCTTCTACCATAAGGTAGGACGTGATTCTACTTCTTACCGTTATGTCTCTACGATCATAGAGTTTATAGATAAACCAATCAACAAAGTCTTTTAACTCCCTCCATCCTTTCTCGCTGTTTTCTATTCCTCGCAAAGAGTAACCTTGATTGATAGCTCTTTGCAGTTTTAACAGCCATTCAGGCTTATCGGTTGGTGTTATCGAATGTGATAGTAACCTTTCCATAGTTGTTTATTTTGAAGCCTTCCACTCAACTCTAATCACTGCATCAAGCTTACCACTGCCTCTACATATTGGGCACTCTTGCTTGTATCGTTTTTGCCAGTCGTCTTCCTTCCAACGGTATCCGTTCCCTTGACAGTAGGGGCAAATGTGCCCTTGACTCTCGACTTGGTCTGTCATCTTACCACCTGGACTCATCAATCCGGGACTAATCTCAATAAATCGTTTCTCCTTGCTCATAGTTTTATTGTAACTCTAATTGAACATTAAAATGATACTCTCTGCACAGCCGTTTCACTTGGACTACATCGAACGGCTCTCTGTCAAAAGCGAAGAAGATTGTGCGTTCTCGTGTAAGTACTCTCACTCCTTTCTTTCGTAGCTTGTACAACAGGTTGTCTCGCTTGTTTGCCATAACCTTTACTCTTTTGTTTCGCCCCAGTATATATCTGCTCGCTCTTTCCATATCGTGTAATAGCCAAGGTTGCCAAAATAGCGTCCCTTACTGATTGCTCTGTAACCTTCCACCCATATCTTCAATGCTGCATCAAACATAACGCTCACTGCCGTGCGACCGGAAGGCTTATTGCCGTCTGCCTGACTGATAAAAATGAGCAGCTTATCACGATGGCGAGTCTTAAACTCCTGATACTCCTTAAAGCTCATCTGTGTGTACTGAAAACTATCAATGACCACTATGTCTGGGCTTTTGCGTTTCTTGAGACGTGCATCAAGGTCTTCCATACTTTCGCTAATAAGGATAAACCGCCGTGCAACGTCCTGCATACCTGCTTTCATAAGCGCATTCTTCATCGTCAGAGAGAAACCTTCCTCTAAGGAGTTATAAGCAACCCTTCCATACTTAGCTAACTCTTTACAGAGTTTCATTGTAAAATTGGTCTTACCGCTTCCACTTCGTCCCCAAATGAACCATACACCGCCTCGTTCTGGTGCTCCGAAGGCATCTGCCCATTCTCCTTCAAATGGATAGGTTTCTTTCTTCATACGTAGCATATCGGTTACTGACATTGCTCTATTCATCACCTTCAGTTTTATGGTTTGAATTTCGTTTGGTACTCAAACACTGTTTTACCACTGTTTGAGTTCCCCTCCCTTCGGCTTCCTAAGGT